TTAGCTGATTGACACATCTACATGAAATTGAGTTGAGTCTATTCTCTCGTTATTGGAATATATTTTTAGCATGCTATTAAAGTCTCCATTGCCAAAATAATACAAATCAAAAACAATATCTTTACCTGAATTTAAATCTAAGGTAACAGTTCCTTTAGAGTATTTTTGTTCCCGGTTATTATAGATATCGTATTTCTTAATCAATAACTTTCTAACTTTTATATCCACTTCCTGAGCGGTTACTTTCGGTTTATTGACTGTAATAAACATAGGCGGCTGTTGTTTACTTTTATCCCACACGTTTATAGGAACTTTAATTTCTTTTTTTTCTGAATTAGTTAATGTAATTCCACCAAACGCTTCATACCTTTTCCCTGGACATTCACAAGCCTCTTGTGCAGATAGAGCATAAATATCTACTTCTTTATCTTTGAATTCCTGTGATATCCAATCTTTCTCAAAAAAAACTGACAAATTTTTATCCTTGACACTATATTTCAACATATGGCTTGTTACAATATCTGGAGAATTTTTTATACTATCGGCTTCAATTAAGTTAGAATCATGCTTATAAAGCGATTCTAGATTATGTCTATTGGTTGTATTATAAGAATTTGCTTGAACAACATTGGAATATAAAAGAAATGACAAACATATAATCATGCTGTAGATTTTCTTATCAATATGTGAGTAGCGACAATTATATCTCATTTTTTCTCCTTAAAGATTTTAACTAAATGCTTTGTTGGTGTTTGTTTAAGTCATTAAAAGTAAGGTCCAATCATTTAATGAACATTCGCTCAAATAAATACAAAAAGCCCTCCTGTAAGAGGTTAGGGGAGCCAAAGAAAATATACCACGGCCGTAACAATATTATCTATATTAACTACTCTATTCATAAATTTTATGTTAATTATTAATAGTAATCACTCACATAATCTTCTCCATGAAGAGCTTTATCTAGTTCCCGACGGATATCATTTGCAGTTGCTTTTTTAACCCAAACTTGATTCATCCAATAGCGAAGATTAGAGTTATAAGTGTTTGCATCCCAATTTAGTTGACGATCATATTCATTTAGAATATTTCTAACATTTAAACTAGATAGGCGAGTAGTGCTAGCACTGACTGTGCTACCAGTGTTTAGAGCAATACCTGTAGTTAAAAGTGCTAACGCACTAACAAGGAATAATTTCTTTTTCATATTAATTCAAATACAACTTTCTTTTTTTATATGTCGACATAATACCATTATATAAGTTTAATATAATTAAATCAATATTATATTATATTTTATTTTTTGTGAAAAAAATTAAAAACCGCCCAGAAATTATCTGAGCGGTTTTGTCTTATCTCGGAGCTTTACCTCCTATCTAAAAGTACCAAAGTTGGTCACACGTCGTCCGTTTTCGGAATTTCCGACGTACACATATCGTCTAACACCAGTAACACTGATGTATGTCACCCAAATATAACCATCTGAGTCAATCCAACCATCATAGTTAAATTCCATGTTTTCGCCATAAGTTGCCACAATTTCTGCATCTAGACGAGGCGCAGAACGGACGTTTAAAGCAGCAACACGAACAGTAAAAGTACCTGTTTCAGGGTTAGCTACATAAGTACCATCTAACTGTGCAACCACTGGAGCGCTTGGCTCTGTCACTGCTGCTGGCGTACTATCGTAAGGAGGGTAAAACCAACCCAAAATATATCCAGTGCCATCTTCAAATGGGCGGTCAACATATCGAGCTGGACCACCGATGTAAAGGGCGTCAGCATTACCATCCACGTTTTGCTCGATGTTATGCAGAACATATCCGTCTGACGTCACAATAACTAATCCAGTATGACCGTAACCATGAGCATAGGTCACCATCACAAAGATAGCCCCAGCTCGTGGATTAACTCCAGGAGCATTATAGACCACTTCCATTCCTTGGGCAGCTGCACTATCTAGTAAGTCAATAGCATTGCCCCAAAGGGCAATGCCAAAATATTTTGTCGTGATCCAGTTTGGCAAGTCCACGCACTGCGTACCGTAAACATTATCAAGATCAACTCCTTGGCCAGCATCCGCTAATCCTTTTGCAAAAGACAAGACTTCGTCTAAAGTTGCCATATCAGTTACTTCCTTTCTTCAAAAAATGGGCTTAAAATCAAAGCAACCACAGATAATGGCACATACAGTATTGCGATTGCTATAACTAATGCTAATCGTGTGACTGCTTGTCTCATGCTACTCCTCTTCTTTTTGTTTTAAATCAACTTGTGGCGCCTCGAGTTTAACACCTGTTTTATCAATTTTGATTGTCGCAATATCAAACTGGTCTGTATCACGTTTGAGCTTTTCGAAAAATGATCTGACAAAACTTGGCATTGGCAAACCTAGTTGTCCCCAATTTTCTACGATTGAAATACCATAACAGGCGATAAAAAATAGGACAAAGGCGACTGCTAAAGGCTTAGCTCCGAGCAAGATTAGGTAAGGATAGACAGTATAGACTAACAACACAACTAAAAAGTGTTTAATAATGCCAGATAGCCCTTTTGTACTGTTTGCTCTCTTATTAGTAATACCTTTTGTCAGTCCTGTGATAATGTCAAAACAGACAAAAAGTGTAAAAACGTGGATTTCGACGGTACGAACTAAATCCCCGAAAAGGTGAATAAGACTTGTTAAATCAATAATCATCTAACCACCTCAATCCTGCTTAACTAAGTCTGCATATTTGATAACTGTTACTTTGGCTTCTGACTCTAGCTCCTCTAAGGTTTGTTTGTCATACTCAAATGCTTCATTAACGTGTACAAAGACTAGGTTCCCTTCGCCTGCCTGCTCTTCGTGCGACTCGTCTACTACCGTAAAGACATCATAGGCTTGATACTCACCTTTTTTGGCTGGCTCGATTAGCTCAAGCATGCCTTTGTAAATATCAGGCTCTACTTTATCACTAGTGGTCAATACGTGGATGGTTTGCAAGTTAATCATCTTTTGTGTGCGCTCTGCGGACACTTTAGCTAGTCCAGCAGCTGTTTGAGCAGTCTTGGCAGTCTTAGCAGTTTCCTGTGAGATTTTTTCAAGGTCGTCTACTTTTTGCACGGCTTCGCCCATAGCGATTTCGACGTAAGCAGTCTTTTTAAACTCCTCTAAAGCAGCCTCGATAATTTCTGCATCATTAGCTGTTCTCAAATCTTTTTTGATCTTCTCTGCGATGACTGCACCCCTGTCATCTGTAATAATTACCTGCGTATCAATGACTGCTCCTGTACCGTCCCACTGTGGGTAGTTTCCTGTTACTTTCCAATTTCTCATGTTTATTTACCTTCTTCCTTCGGTGCTGTTGCTTCATCCAATTGTGCGTTTAATTCTTCCAATTCGATTTCATGCTGTGCTTTTAATTGAGCATTTTCCAGCGTTAAATTAGCGACTTTAAGTGTTAAATCGTTAATAATTTTTCCTAATAATTTTTCTTGCATTGTTTCTCCTAATTTATCCTATGCGGTTAGCCCAGCCACCTGTACCTATATAGCCAATCCTATTCGCTAAATCTTTTAACATCATAGCGACACGTTCGCCTTGCACATAGATATCTCCAACGTGGATTTGGTCTATCTTACGATCAGCTCTCCCTATGGCATGCTTTATACCACTTTCATTCTGTGGAATGAGGTAAGCATATCCTGACGTTGTTGAGTCAAAGAGCCATGGACTACGATTTTTATTTCCATAGATTGCTACACGGTTACCGACTAATTCAACAAAACTTGTCGATTGATAAGATGACTTCCCGTTCCAAATTCTTATGCCTCCGAAGGTTTTATTTTCATGGTTTTCTGACCCATCGCTATTAGAGCCTATAACCGTCATTGCAGCTTGCATGTTACCTATCTCAGATATAAAGCCTGACTTTGTCATCTTTATAAACTGACTAGCTGTACTGCTATCGATACGTCTCATGGCTGACTCATTTGTGTAATGGTTGATTTGACCGCTTTGCAAGTCTATTGTCATCGCACCATTACGAGCCTTAATAACTTTACCCTCAAGCAAACTTGTGATCGCATACTCAATCCTTGCTTTAATAAAATTAGCGTCTAAACCAACAATACTGCTAGCGTTGAGATTAATCACATTGATTTTGTTTGCATCGATTGTCCCACCGATAATCTGGTCGGCTTTTAGCTTGATAAACTCACCAATTTTTGCGCCAAAAGCCCCGTTAACCGTGGTATTGCCGTCTAAAGCAATACGCTCACCAGAAATTCTGACACCGTAGCCATTGAGGTTTATGGCTGAGACAATCTCTTTTGCGGACATCTTAGCATCAATCCCACCAGCTCTCTGTATGGCTAACTTGATACTGTCCCCAGACTGGTTAATGATGCTTGTCACATCGGCTCTTGTGACTCGTTGGTCAATTTGACTAGCTAATTGGCTAATCCGAGAATTAAGCTTACTGTTTGGACTATTAACATCAGACTGTAAACCACTAACAGTTTGTTGTAAGCTGCTGTAACTCCCTTCAGCATTTTGTAATCGCCGCTGATAACTGTCTAGGCCCTGTTGTACACGACTGACAGCACCTTCACGGTTACTTATCTCTTGTGAGATTTGCCTGGCAGTTGCTTGTTGCGTTGATTGCAACCCACTGATTTTTGACTCCAGCTCTACGCGCATACCTTGATTACTATGAGTAAACTCAGCTCGTAAGCCATCGAGCTTGCTTTCATAGGCCTCTGTAGTGCCTGACGAGGTAGTGGTTATTTTAGCGGACAGCTTGCGTATCTCGTTATCATACCTTTGATACAAGCCTTGAGCGGTTGTTTGTATCTCAGCTTGTAAACCGATTTTATCATTGGCCATTGTGGCTTTTAGCCCCTCAATACCAGCTTGGTAGCTTGACGATAGCTGTCTATCTGCATCTTGGTACTCACGTCTAATGCCTGAGACTGTCTCGTTGATAAGCGCAAGTTTTTTATCGGTCTCGCTACTAATACGTTGCTGCGTGCCCTCTGCGGTTTTGATAATCTCAGATTTTATTGTACCGTTGTAATACTCTTCAATCATCCCTTGATTATTAAGCTTGATTTTTGACCAAAGTTTGGAGTTTTTAGTATCTGTTAACTCGAGGCTAATCTCTTTGAGGTCTTTAAATAGTCCAGTCGGATTACCTGTCCCCTCGACAACCACGGGCGCCACGTAGTTAGTTGGTTTACCCCCTCGCTCAATCATGAGCTGGTTAAAGCGAGTTGTACCGATACATTTGTTATTGGCTATTTTAACGCTTTTTGTGTCACCATCAGCCGTAAATGTATAATAAGCACGTCCATCTGAGCCGATTGTTAAATTTGACTCGTCTATTAAAAGTGTTGGGTCTCTACTCAAATGTTACCTCCTAATTTTTACCGTAAATTTTGACAAAAAAACTTTTTTCTAATGCTCTAAAAAAACAAAAATGACTATCTTGTAATGCTAGTATTTTATGCCCTGCTAAAAAAATCGTATTGTTTTTTGTTGTGGGGGTTTTAACAAAAAATGCATTATTGATTACGATTTTATAAAAAGGATAAATATCCAATTTTTTCCCAGCGCTTGTCAGCAAACCGTCAAAAAGCAGATCCCACGAACGCTGATAGACAATCGTATTATTACAAATAATACGATCAATCGTTTTGTTATTAATAATGATATTATTTAAATCTTTTAACAAATTATGACCTCTCAAACACGATCATGCCACTGGTATTGCTAGGCACCTGTCCTTTATCAACCACTTTAACCTCAAGATATTGTCCGGTTTGCGTGTCTTTTAGCTTACCGATATTATTAAGCTGTGACTGTATATCAGCTTGTCTGAGATAGCCAGACAAGCGCTCATTAAGACCAGCTATGTCACTAATCTCATGCTTATGTTTTTTAGCAGCATAATCTTTTTCCGCTTGCTTTTTTGTCACTACTTTGACTTCACCAGGAGTAGTCAGTAAGCGACCTGTTGAGGTAGCAGTCACGTAGTTAGCACCAACATAAGTCACCGCTACCTCCAAATAATTGTCTGCTTGGGTGGTAGTGTTATGTATTGTAATCAATACTTTGTCACCATTTTTGGTAGAAACTGTAGATTCGTTGACATACCAACTCGCCGAATAGCTGGGTTTTGCATAACTTTTTAGTAAGCTATCTGTATAACTATAGCTGCTTGTAAACACCTTTTGAGATAGCCCTAAAAAGTCATTAATAGCTTTAACATCTGCAGAACCGACGTTTTTAAGTTCAGATTTTTTGACATAATCTTCCAGATTGATGCCGTTGACATCACCAGTATCCCCTTTTGGGACAACAATTTGTGTCCCGTCGCTGAAAGATACCTGCGTTCCATCTGAAACACGCTTGTGATTTGTGATAGTAATACTATCACCTTTAGGTCCTGACTCACCTTTAACGTTTCCAAGATCTAACTCTGATTCCTCTTCAATTTTTAATTTTAAATGACCGGATTCGTCAATCCTAGCGCTCTCTACGCCCTTACCTCTATCCCCTTTTTGGCCATTGGGGATATTAAAGATTTTTTGAGTGTCGTCTGATAGTTTGATAGTGAGTGTCTCACCATCTTTGGTGATGTCGGTTATACTTGTCCCTTTGTCCCCTTTTTGACCTTTGATGTTGCCAAGCTTAGTCTCTTTGTCGCCAATCCACACAGACAAGTCACCATTTTCGGATAGTTGTACTTTTGTTATGGATTCTCCTTGCGGACCTTCATAGTAAGGCAAGTCATTGTAGCTTGTTTTACCATCTCCGACCTTTAGCTTATGGGTGTCTAGCTCGACGACTAGTTCACCTTCGTCAATGACAGGGTTAGTTGACTGCCATTCTGAAGCGTCTTTTCGGTCAAAGACAATTTTTATTGGTATTGTTTCGACTGATGTCATCTGTCCCTCCTCCCATCTAAAATAATTTTTGGTTTATCGGACTGTTTGCCGATAATAGTTGCACCTTTGGCATCTGCAATCTCTTTATAAGCCATCTCAAGAGCTAATTCCTGCGCCTCTGAGGCGTTTATCTCCACAGACTTAGATTTATACCAATCACCTGTTAAAACGCCTGTATAGCTCAAAGGATAAACCTCTATAGACTGTTTATCTTTAGTGAGGTCAAAGGTCTGCGACTCCATTTTTGCTTTAGTTGGTGTCAGCACTAACTTAACTCCCTTGTTGTTAGCCTGTGTCAGCGTGACAGCCACTTTTTGGAGCAGCTCACAAGTCTGACTAAAGCTTATCGTGTACGTCTCGCCACGCTTAAAACCACCGTCGTTGGCTTCTACTTCTATGTAATCCTCATCATAGGTTTTGGTGCGGTTAGGGTCGCCAACCAGCAAATTTTTGTTGTAGCGGGTCTTACCGTTGTTACCTAAAATTTCGGCGTTTAGACGGGACGTCTCGCTCGTTTCACTGACTTTGTTTTTGAGGTCATCAAAGCTTTGTTTAATCGATGGGATGTCATCAACTTTGATAGTCTCTGTGATTTTTTTAATCGCTTCCTCTGGTAACGCTAGGTTTTTGAGGGTGGCTCGGAATTCCTCTAGCTCTTTGTCAGTACGCTGGTTAATTTCTTCCTGCGCTTTTTTAGCTTTTTCGATTTCCGCCATCGCCTCATCAAAAGCTCGTTGATTGGGGTTTAAATCCTCTGTATCTAGTACTTTAACCCATCGATTGCCATCCCAAATCCATGTGTGCTGATACTTCCCATTTTTTTCAAACCAGTAATCACCTATCTTGTGCTCAATATTGTCATCTGGTTTTTCGTACCAGACACGGTTACCATTGATGTCATTGAGGTATTTAGGCAGATTGAGTTCAAACTGTTTTTGGTTGTTAGTAATAACCTTTTGATTATTTTCCAACGCATTGATACGCTCTGAGACCCCGCCTGTCAAACTCTTAGATATGGATTGACCAATCGTACCAAGTTTTATTGTGTGGTTGCTATCCGTATAGACATCATAGACAATCTCAACGACTTTTTCAGACTCAGTCGTGATGCCAAATTTTGGATAATAGAGTGGTACGATGTCGCAAAGCTCTACCTCCTCCATAACACGAAAGTCTTGGTAGTCAAGTGTTTGTGACAAGTCAATATAATCAACCTCGATACTGACTTTAGGTGCGCCTACGTTATTATCCTTAAGGTATTTCTGAGCCAGCTTTCTAATTTCTTCAACTGTTGGCTCTTTTTTATTTTTGTCATCGTTAAAATGACTTGATAAATCAACCATTTGGATTCTGCGCTGAGCATATAAGCTGAGATACTGACCATCTAGGATAAACTCGGGCAGCGTCACCAACTGTTCTTCGAGTTGCTCATGCTCGCCTACGTGAGGCTTACCAGAGGCTTCCTCTTGCGGTTTTGGTTGTGGCGTGTATCTAACAAATGGATAAATAGAGGTGTAATTGCCATCAAGCAAGCGCTCCTCCTCTACGCTGACGATATTACGGCCATACTCCAATACCGTGGGAGCTTTACGCCCCATTTGCTTGCGTAAGATGATTGTACGGTTGTCAAACTCGTACTCACCACCGTAAACATCTAGGATAGAGCCAGCGACACCTCCTAGAGCACCACGGGCATTGCCGATTTTATCAGCTTCCCAGTTAAAACTCCCAAGCGTTAAGATGTCGCTTTTAACGTCAAAAGTATCATCACCAACAAGGTTTTCTTTCCAGATTTCTAAAGCTGATTCGGCTCCTACGCTCGCACCGTTTACAAACGGTTTTAAAGCAATATCCTGTGTGCGCATAGAAATATGACGCGCAAAAATCTCAATGTGGTCTTTACTATTGCGCAGCACTCGATTAATCTCAAAAGTCTGCCATTTGGTTCTTCGCCCAGCGTCAGACTTAATCTTCATTTCCTCTTTAAAAACTGAGGCAAATACTCCGTCTAAAGGGTATTTGATATATAGCGAGTAATTGCCATTACGCTCTCTGGTAACTCTGATCTCGTAAGCGTCCGCAATCTCTCCAAGACCAAAACTCCTAAACTTGGTTTCCTTAGCCTCGTATAAAACTGGTATCATACTTTAACCCCCCAGTTTGGCACTGCGGTAATTGTAAAGCTACCAGTCCACGAGATTTTGTTTTGACCAACATCAAAAAGTGGCATGCGGTGACGCTTTGTCCGAACGATATTATCCCAAGCAGATAGGACGTCTTTATAGACAAGGTGCCTTTCCATGTCTATGACGAGTTCCCTTTGCACATTTTCAAGTCCTGTCTCAAAACCGTTAATGGTTAAAACACCATCGCCTGTGCCTTTGATTTTTAAGATAGGTTTAGCCTGTACATTGCCGGGATTTTGTAGGGTATCGCCATTAACAAGAGGCACCTCTTGCTTACCTGTTTTTAAATATTTGATAGGGTGGATTAAGAAATTAACCTTTAATCTACCAAATTGCTTAAGTATCTCGTCTATCTCAAAAAGATTGACAACACTAGCCCGATAGATATAGTCCTTGTCCCAAGACAAAGCTAAGTCATGCCAACCTTTGACGTGCAACCACTCGCTTATTTTTTGCTGATTGACAGCCACGTCACCAACCAGCGAAAAAGGAAAGTCTTGCTCAACCGCTTTTAAGCGTTCGTTGTCTTTAATAAGTACACCGTCACGACCATCGACTTCTATTAAATTGACATCGTTACTCGTTGACTTAATAGACCGCTCGCGTTCTAGCAACAAACCTAGACTATCGCTTTTAGTGCCGTTAAACTCAATGTATCTCACTAAGCTAACCTCCCTTCTTCACCTTTTGTGTAGTAAGCTAATTCTCTGAGTAGCCGTCTCATGTTTTTTTGACTAAAAATATCTTCTGAACTACTGCTATTAGTAGCGTTTAGTGTATAGTTGTTTGTGACATTTCTGTCATCTCTGTCTTTAAGCAGCTTAATCAACTCGGTAAGTTGTGGATCAGCGTTAACGACTACAGTTCCTTTATCTTGCACAGATTTAAGACGAGTTGTTAAGCTAGCGATTTTTGTGTCATCAAAACCTATTCCGTTTGCATAGTGCGGGAATAACTGTTTTGTGCGGCTGGCCTTTAAAACTTTTGACCCTCTCGGTAGAGGGAGGATAACGTTTCGACCAGTTGGGATAAATGATTCTCCAGTCGGTAAGGTAACTAACTCTCTATATAGCGCCCCTTTTTGGTCATTGACCACAGCTAACCCGCCAGGGTGGAAATCAGTCCCTTTTTCGTGTCCGAAAATCTTACGGACAAACGTTGTAATGGTTGTTGTAACACTTCTTGGGATTCTAGCCAATGACCATATTACGTTTTCTGCAACGCCGCTTGCGTTATCTTGTGCTCTTATAACAGCTGGACTATTTTGTTTAGGACTATTGACTGCCCTATTGGCACTTGCAACATCTGGTCCAGTCTTATCCGATGCCTTCACATCGGCTGGCGTTTTCTGCTTGACATTATCAATCTTACTTTGCGCTGACTGAGTATCGCCAGCTGTTTTGTCCGTAGCATTTACATCGGCTGGTACTGTTTGTTTAACGCTGTCAATAGCTTGTTGTGCTGACATAGTGGGTTCTTGTGTTAAGTTTTTAGCTAGCAAAACCTTTTCTTCTGGTGTCAACGCTTGCCATTGTGCTAGTAATTCTTTGCTATCAAAGATTTCAATCATCGCTTGTTGACCATCAACAACCAACTTTTTCTGTTCTAAAGTCATGGTTTGCCATTGGCCACCAGCTACTAGCATTTCAGCAAGAGCGGCTCTACCTGTTGGTTCAACATCAGCATTCTTAACCATGATTTCAAAGCTATTCCAACCTTCTGCCGTTGATAACAATTCGTTTAAACTTTGTTGTGGATTATCACTCGTAAACAAACTGTCCCATTGAGCATTTGCTGCTGCTACCTCTGCAGTAGCATTAGCGGTATTACGTGATAAAACTTTCAACGTTTCACCGGATTTTTCGGTATAGTAAGCCATTTTGCGATAAGCGTCATCATAGCTAATGCCAAGCTTCTGAGCCATATCTGACGCCATTTGACTTATGCCGCGGTGGATTTCCTCTTGACTTTTACCAGATTCTTTTAACCGTTGGACTCGCTCCCTCTGGATAGCAAGATACTGATCATTCAAAGCTTTGGTTTTTAGGTTGTGCTGCATATTAAGTTCTGTAAGTCTATTCAAAACTTCCTGTCTAGCAGCCAACTCTTCAGCACTCAATTTACTAGTGTCGCTGCCAAATTGCTTCAAAATCTCTTTTAACTCTGCTTTTTTTGTTTTATATGCAGAGTTTTCTTTATCAAGCATCTTGACGGTATTTTCAGATACTTTTTCCAACTGCCTTGCATTTAGCGCATCTAACTCGTTATTCAAAGCTGCTGTTAAAGCTTTCTTTTCTGATGCAGAAAACTTCATTAAATCAAGTTGAGCAATAATCATTTCTCTCTGATTTCGCAAAACAAGTTCTTTCTCAGCGCTTGACAACTGGCTCATGTCACCATTGTGCTTCTCCATGATTGCTTTAATCTGGGTGTTCATGCTTTTAACATTGTTAACCACTGATTCAGTTTTGGATTTCAAAGCATTTATGGTTTCTTCTGACAATCCTAATTTTTTAGCTAAGTTTATATTCTTATCTAATTTTGATTGAGCTAACTTTTCAATACTTCCGACCAAATCATCGAAAGCTTCAGTCACTTTCTTAACGCTACCTGCGCCTGCCTCGAACATTTGCAAAGAAGTGTTAGTTTCGTCAACTTTTTTCTTAAAGTTACTTAGTGCAGTTGCTTCTGTCGCGGAAACAGCGGTTCCCCACTCTTCCGTGCGTTTTTGGGCTTTATACATGCTATCAGCAATTAAACCAATACCAATAACAACTGCGCCACCTAGCAAAACACCCCACGTTACCGGGTTGCTTAATAAGGCAACCGCGCCAGTCAAACTGCCCATAGAAGCTGTGGCAGCTTCAGCTCCAACACTTGCTGCTACTGCACCGGCTTTAAACGTGCGTAGCCAACCAGATAAAGCACCAATCCCTTTGCTCATCTTGCCGATAGCTTGAATGGTTCCGCCGATAACACCAATACCCTTACCCAAAATAGATAAAGCCGGCCCAGCGGCGGCTGCAATAAGTCCCCACTTGATAATTTGCTGTTGTTGCTCTTTGTCGAGCGAGTTAAATTGTTTAGCTAAGTCAGCCGCCATTTGGATGATTGGCTTCCCTGCTTCGAGCCCGTTTCTCAGAGCGTCAACCAAAGGACCACCAAATTCTATGGCTACATCATTGACTTCGTTTTTAAGCATTTTCAGCTTAGACTCTGTTGTCTCGTAACGTTTGTTAGCTTCGTCAGTCAACGCCGTGTTTTCTTTCCAAGCCTTATTGGAAATTCCAAGTGCCTTGCCTAATGTTTCAGATGCTAAACCTAATGATTTCAACATGTTAGACTGGCGAATACCGCTTAATCCTAACTCATCAAGTACTTTTGTGGCACTTTCGCCTTGTTTATCAAGTTGACCAAGCCCTTTAATAAACTCTTGCAATGCGACAATTGGCTTTTCTTTCCACGCTCTAGCAAAATCGGCTGAGGACATGTTAGCTATCTGAGCAAATTTATTTAAATTATCGCCTCCAGATGCGACTGCACGTTCAATAGCTGATAATGATTGAGTCATTGCTGTACCACCAGCCTCCGCCTCTATACCAACGCTTGACATTGCTGTAGCTAAAGCTAACATCTCCTGATTAGTTAATCCCGCAAGCTTACCAGATGCTGCTATACGATTGGTCATTGCAACAATGTCTTTTTCAGTTGTCGCAAAGTTATTCCCTAACGCAACGACAGCACTTCCAAAACGCGAATACTCAGATGATGCTAGACCTGTAATATTTGCAATTTTAGCAATAGACGTCGCCGCTTCTTCTGCGGATAAATTGGTAGATTCTCCTAAATCAATCATTGTACGAGAGAAACTAAGAATATCTCCTGTCTTAACTCCTAATTGACCTGCTGCTTCTGCAACGTGAGCGATTTCAACAGCACTGGCTGGCAACTCTTTGGCCATTTGTCTAATGCCTTGCGACAACTTAGCATAGGATACCGTCGCCGTTTCATCCACGGTTTTCTTGACACCGGCAAAAGCAGATTCATAATCGACAGCCGCTTTAATAGCATAACCAGCTCCTGCAACAATCGGAGCTGTAACTCCTCTTGTAAATGCAGCACCTACACCGGCGACAGAATCGCCGAATGACTTCATCTTCCCGCCAATTCTTTCAGCAGCTTTACCAAATCTTGTAAAGACGCTAGTTTCAGTGGCTAAAGCTCGTAATCTGTTTTGCAATTCCGCCACTTGCGCTGCTGTTTCTAGCATGGCTGATTTAGCGCCAATTAATTTTTGTTTTTGCTCAGCAGTAGCGTTATTAACATCACCTATCTCTTTTTTTAGGTCGCTATATTTTTGTGACTGAGTTTTTAGTAATTCTTGGTAACCTTTTAATGCACTACCTGTTTCAGCATAGACCGCTTTAAGACCTTTAATCCGCCCGCCATGCCCTTGAAAGCTCTTTTCAACTGCTTTTAAAGAGTTATCTAAGCCTTTCATGTAGGTTTTTAGGTTTCTTGTGTTTGACATAAAGGGTGATATGTCTAATGTAGCTGTTGCTACTAAATCACCTATATTCCCCATTTAGTCTCCTTTCTAGCCGAAAAGGAATGGGAATGCCTTATCCAAGGTCGTTTCAATCACTTCTTCTTTTTCGACAGTTTCAATTTCTAGTGCTTGTACCATCAATTCGATGTCTGATAAGCGCATTTTTTTAATATCTAAAATGGTATAACCGTTTTTCAAAAGGCTCTGTATCCACAAGAGTAAGTTTTCTTTAGCCTCTTGTGGGGTTATTGTTCCTTTTTTTCGCTTTCGTCTTCCTCCTGCTCTCCTCCGAGTGCTGCAATGTACAGGTCATTAAGTGTATTTAAAACGGTCATATCAGATTGCTTTAAATCATCAACGGTAAACTGACCTGCGTACATATCAACAAACATTTGCAAGTAAGATTCGTTAAGTTTTCTATGCGCTTTAGAATCTAAACGTCTTTTCTCATCGCTAAACACAGCGCTTTGTCTAACTTGATGCTCAACAGCCAACAAATTATCTTCGACATTGATAAAGTCTTTTTTAAATTCCTTATCAACACCGCCTTTTTTTAAGGTAATTTCGTACATATCTACTCCTTGTCAAAAATAAAAGGTCGCAGCTTAAATGCGACCTTAAAAATTACATAACCGTACTTGCTTGTTCCGCAATTGGTATTTTTTTAATTTCTGCATCACCGCAGCCGGCAAATACACATTTTAAAAATTCATTCAAATTAAAACCGCTATTACCCTCGCGCCCGACCAAAAGCACTTCCTCTTTTGGTCCGCGGGCAACAAAGTTACCCGTTGTAGTATCTGGTTTCGGATCAGGTGCGCCTTCTTTTGTTTGTGCCTCCATTCCCGGAAGATTAAATTTCCCTTTAAGCAACGCAATCCAAATCGCCTTACCGTTTTCATCGCTAGTCCTAAATAAACAAACAATGTCATTTGGCGTTAGGTTTTTGTTGTACTTCTCAACACCTTTTTCTACTGTGATTCCAAAGAAATCTTTGCGTGCATCTGATGTTAAATCTAACAACTCGATTTCAAGTTTTGTCTCGCTGATTCCACCTGATAATACAACGTAAGGTCCATCGTCTGCTGGCACAGTGACCAATTCATTGGTAATATCAAGTTTTGCGGATTTCATTCCCGGCAAATGCTTTATACTCTCTGCTTTTGTAACCTTGTCATTTCCGTCTAGTACTCCATAGTAAAAATCACGTAGTCCAAATTTTACTTTTCCCATTTTTTCCTCTTTCTTTTAATAAAAATCAAAATAGCGGTATTTCCTTACATTCATGAGTAAGTCAATATCTCTATCTTTATATCTTGGTTTTTCATTCGCGGTATATCTTTCAAAACCGCCTTGTTTTAAAATGTTATCTATACATTTGTTAATTTGGTCAGCTTCTGAAGCTGTTTTGCACCAAAAATTAATAGTTATACGTTGCTCATTGCAAAGTATCTCGTCATCAGCATAATCAAAAGGACCATCTAACGTTGTGTTAATTCGCATAAATGGTGCCAATTCTACTTTTCGTAAGTTAACAGGATTATCCGGGATATCATAAGTAAAAATCCCTTGTTTAAATCCATTTTTAAAAGTACCGCCTCTGAGCCTATCCAACAGCTCATTTAGCGTCTTATCGTTACTTAACAATTTATAAGCTGCTGTTTCAGCAATCAAAGTCCTAGTCCCTCCTTCACTTTTTCAGCGTAAATCTGCTTAGCTTTTGGTGTCATCTGATTGATTGTTTTTTCCTTAAAGTCCTGACCGCGTTGATAAATCGTCCCATCGTTAGGATAGTGAGCACGCCAACCAGTTGCTTTACCATAACCGATTTCTTTTGAAACAATACCGACATTAGCTCCTTTAAAACCACTGATAACAGTATCTTCTTGCAGTCTTTCTTCTGTTTCAATCTCATAAACAGGAGTATTTGCTTTAAGTGCTTTTTCAAACTCCTTAGCAACTTCGGTTACTGCTGATTTCGCTGTTTTAGGAGCTTTTACTTCAAGCTTTGTGAGATTAGCTAAAATTTCATCCAAACCTTTTGTCATGACATGCTTACTCCACTAATCATAGTAATATCTTTGCTAGATTCGTCAGATTCGATTTTGTCTATCTTATAGATACGATTGTTAAATTCAACAAACATCGTGTTATCGATAGATAACTTAGGATTATACCTAATCAAAAAGACCTTTGTATCCTTATTTGTTGGCAAATCGCTAGCGTTTTGAAACTTTGATTTGTAATTAAAGTCTCTTAATTGAGTTTTCAGCACTTCTGCCCAACATGTATAGACGTCTTTTCTGACAGCAGATACAACTTCGCCATCGTCATTCTGACCACCCGACTGACTGAAAATCGTTATCCTTGTGTTCATTTTGCGTGTAATCATGAATCATCACCCCGCAATCGTAATTGATGGATGATATTTAAAACGCCATTTGCCAACGGATAGCGAAAACTATCCGCAGACAAACCGCGATGGTCGTACTCCTCCTTGACTTGCTTTTTGACAGCTAAAGCAAATTTAGCGTGACCTTTGAACCTTTCAGGAGTAGAACCGTCTTCTATTGCAAAACAGATTTGTTCTTGAGCAGATTCAATCATTTCTTTGATGATGTCGTCTTCAAAATCAAAGTCAATTTTACAATAGAGTTTTACACTCTCTAATAACTCTTTCGATACAGCCATAGCTATACCTCTTCAACGCCTGCAAGTTTTGATAAATCTGATTTCAAGGTCTTACCACTAAAATCAATTCCCTTGCTTGTTAAATAGCGCTTAATCTCCTCGACAGTGCTTTTACTAGTTGGTTTCGCCACTTCTTCAGTGGCCTTATGAGGGCAATTGGTCTGGCGTGAATGTCACATAGTAGCCAGCTTTGTCATCAACCTTAGAAACGCCAAAGCGAAGTACAGCTTGCAAGTATTGACCGTAAATTTCGTTATCTGCCCAGCGAAGCCCAAGGTCTTTGCGGTCGGCAAATAATACACCACGTTTGAAATCTCCGACAAATGCTTTATCTTTACCTAAAACTTCATCAGCTAGTACAAAAACAGGTTTTCCAAGGAATACTTTCCCAGAAACAGAAGTGATTGAATCTTGAAGTAGGTAACGACCATTCTTATCTTTTAGTGTATCCATTGTTTGATAAAAGCTTTGAGATACAATAAATGAAACATTGTAAGCTGGATCTAATTCAACATTGAGAAGCTTCTTGATTTCATCCAAGTTTTTTACTGTCTTAGCTTCGAATTCCTTGAGAACTGTTGCGATAGCGTCGTTTGTTGTATTAACTTTCATTTGACCGATGGTCTCAGCAACAATTCCAACTAAATCAACATCTGCATCGTCAATTGACTCTTGAGACAACGGGATAGCTCCACGGTAAGTTTTAATTTCCCATTCGACGTTTTTGAATTGTGGTTTTCCTAGTTTTGGATTTTTTTCTAATTCTTCAACGCTAACCATTTTTTCAGTCGCACGTTGCAATACTGGCCATTTTCCTGATGCTTTTTTAGCTGGGTGGATGCTAGTGAATTGTTTCAAATCAACAACTGTCTTAACTTCACGAGCTGGTGTGTAAAGAATTTCTTCACTAGAAACAGGTTTCACATCTGTTTTCTTAACACCGTCCGTTTTAGGATTTACAGGAGTCGTTTGGTTAAGTGGGATAAGAACCTCGTCTTTCCCTTCGAAACGCAAAGCTTCGTTAGTTACTGTTCCTTTTGAACGGATAAACTCATTAACGCTTTCGCGGTATGTTTTAGTTTCTTGTGGCACTTCTTTTCCTCCAGTATTTTCTGCACCGCCTTTTTCGGCGCTTGATTCATATAACTTTAAGTCGTTTTCTGCTTCTGCTAGGTTTGCTTTAGCTTTTTCAACTTCTGCTTTAATTGAGCGAGCAGTTTCAAGGTCATCTGATTCCAAAGCATTTTTTACTTCGGCTGTTTTAGTAGCAATCGCTTGGTTTAAACTAGCGATAGTCGCTTTAATTTCTTTGATTTTTTCTTCGAACATAAATTCCTCCAATAAAAAAAGAGCTTATAGCCCTTGTAAAATTTCTTCTTTTTCAATTTCTAGCAACATGTTGCTAATCTCTTGCTTGCGCTTACTTCTGTTTGCGTAATAGTCGTCAATAACAGCTTGTGGCAACATTTGGTTATCGATACTCGCCACCGCTTCAAAAGACATCACTTCATCAGCAAAACCTTTTTCAACAGCGTCTTGAGCAGACATAAACGTTTCATTCCGCATTAAATTCATGATTTCATCTTCCGATAACCCTGTCTTTGCGACATAGGCATTCACGATAGCTTTATCACTTGATTTTAAGGCGTTAGAAGCTTTGTCTAGGTCATCGCTATTACCACACACCAAATTAAACAAAGCCTTGTGTACCATCATCTGTGCTGTTGGACTCATGACAACTTTATCTGCTCCCATAACTGCAACGGATGCTGCACTTGCAGCCATGCCAGTAATTTCTGCAGTTACTTTTCCTTTGTAATTTCGCAAAGCGGTATAGACTTCACTCCCTACTGTAACAAGACCACCGTTTGAATTAACTTCCAAAATAATATCACTGCTATCTTCTGGCAATTGGTTAATAATGCTTTTGGCACTAGTCGCTTCCATTCCATAGTAGTCATAAACTTCTTGCGAATTATTTGCAATAAGTGGGCCTTTAAGATTTATCCTCTTTGGCATTTACCTCACCTCCTTTCCCTTTGATACCAACCTTGTCCTGATATTCTTCTTTTTTATCCAAAAAGACATAGTTTAGACTCGATTGGTACCTATCCATATTAGGATCTGTAGATTTCTGCTTACCTAACTCAATAAGGCCTTGGTTAGGTGTCAGTATTTGATTGTTAACCAATTTGACAATCTCATCAACATTACGGCCTGTAACGCTACGTGTATCAAATTCAATACGATAGAGACGTCTATCTTTATCATTTAACGTTTTAAGACCTAATTCGCTTGTAATCGCGTCAAAATAAAAAGGCAAGTCGTTTGTGACATAGTCCTCCATCAGTTGAGCTACGGATTGATTAGGGCTATTAACACCAAGCTTGTAGCTGGGAACCCGCAAAGCTTTTGCGATTTGCGCCGTTGAAAAATTGTTACTAGTGATTAACTGCAATACGTTAGTATCAATTTCAAGCGGCGTGTATTCCATGGTACTATCAAACACCAATGGACTGCCACCGACCGAACCCTCGCGCATTTTCTCAAACTCTTGACGTGCTCGCTGCCGTGCGTCTCCGCTTAATTGAGCACCTTTCATAGTTAAGATACCGCTAGAAAATCCATCTTTAAAGAATTTAATTAAGGTATTGATACCACCTGTTTGCAAATCAATCTCATCTCCTAAAGACAGTAGCGGAGACCTGCCAAGGATTGTGTCGTGGCTAAAAAACTTCCAGTGTACAACATCATGAGCAAAGCATTTGACCTGTTTCGCTGTTAAAGTATCAGTAAACGTATAAACTATTTCGTGATTATCTGTTTCCTCAACAGTCGTTTCTGACGGCCTGTAAAATTGGAATTGCAAAGCTTGATTAGTCTTTGGATTTCTCAAAATACGCGAAAATGAATTACCAGTCAAAATGGCATTTACTGCCATAGCAAATTTCCATGTCCTGGCGCTCGCATTTTTTGTAGATTTAACATTTAAAAGATAATTAATATCCTCATCGTGGATAATATCTCCATTAACGTCCTTTTTAACAAGCGGAAATCTAGCAATATCCCCAGCTATAATAGACGTCGCTGTTAAAATATCGCTATTCTTCAAAGCCGATACTCCTAAGTATTTTTGGGAGACATCACCAGCTAAAACAGATGATATATAGTCATCATAGGACACCTTTGAACTGCCCAAAGGTTGAAAAAAACTCATCGATTTCTCACCTCCTTTCTAAACCATTAACATCTATTTCCGCCACTTGCGCTTATAATTTTGCTTGATGTGACCAACCTCATCACCAATTGACTTGATGGCTACTTGATTGTCTAGTATCGCTGATTTAACTGCTGCAAGCTCGTTATTTGTAGCTTTGGCATTTGCTGACACGATGGATCGTAATTCGGCGACTTCTTTAATTAGCAACACAATAGCTGTTTCCAATTTTCGTTTTTTCTTAATGCGTTTATTCACGTTTTCCTCCTACGCTATCTACATAGATAGCTAAAACAATTAAAATAAGACCACTGGCAATAAAACCGACTTTATCACCAAACAAAAACAACCCATACATCAATAAACCTAGTCCAGCTAACAAGATTAATGTGTGTATGTTTTTTAAAATAAAATCAATCAAAACAGCGATTCTCCTCCTATTATTTTTTCATTTGTCCAGTAGCCAGAACCATCGAACGATTCTAAGTAACAAACAGCGTAGCCATCAAGAGCAGCATCAAGCGGGTCAATCTTATTGCTATTCTTATTCTTATCAATCCTCATACCATTATTATCAGTTTTAATATAAGCATTGTTAACAGCCATGGTTAGCAAAGGGTTACCAGAGTGCTTTATTTTGCCTTTTTTGAGGTCGTCACGAAATTGTTTTGTCGGCATGTTCAAAACCATTGTCGTCTGCGAAACCTCAATCAGAGGCCACTCTGGATGCCTTTTTTCAATCATTGTAAGTAATGTTCCAAATTGATAAGGGTCAAAACAAATTCCATTAATTTCCCAGTCGTTTGAGTAGACCATCTCTTCAATTTTTTCGAGTACACGTTCATCATCAATGACACCACTTTCTAGGGTGGTTATCTCGCAATAACCTTGGCGTTCAAGATTGCTATAAGATACGCCATCCCGCTTTTCTTTAGCAGTTAAACCATATTTGGTAGCCACAAAAGAAAAGCTGTCGATATACCAAAAATCATCCATCATAACAACTGGTGTGATAGCAAATAAGTCGCTAACACGACCAACGTCAACACCTAACCAAACTCTCCGCTTATTAGTATCTGGCTTATCAATCCGAGCAAGTTCCCAAGTCGTTTTATCAATGTAAGATTCCTCGCTAGACTGACGCCACATGTTAAAGTTTTTGATTAATACTTTATTGATTTCACCAGTTTCAAGGGACACTCTACGGCGCGTTCTCAGGTAATCCATTAGCTTATCATGTAAAGCTTCAACCTCAAGGATTGGATTTGATTTTATCCAGTTTGATTCGTCTTTAATTTCCTCTTCGTTGTCCTGTTCTGCGACATAACCAAAATAGCCATCATCTACAATTTCTCCGTCTAGTATTTTAGTGATGTATGGATACTCAATTGTGTGCATAGGGACATTCAAATCCATCCCTGCCGTCGAAATAATCAAGATAAACGGGTTATCAAGCTGACCTTGACCAGATTCTAAAAGTTCTAACATTTCATTCGTCTTCGATGCTGCAAATTCATCCAAAACGCCAACATAAGGCTCAAATCCATCTACAGCCCCAGTATCTCGACTAAGTGCTCTGATATATGATTCGTCATGTAAGTTTTTAAGCTCATCACGGACAATTTTTGTAGCCTTTCTGACATCAGCGTCCTTCGCTCTGAGAGATGATAACTGCTTCTTTGCCATATCCCAAGCGATTTTAGCCTGCGTTCTATCATTTGCAGTACAAAACAATTGTCTGCTCATAGATGGGTTATGGCCAAACAAAAATTCATAAAGCAAGATACCAGCTATCAGAATTGTTTTGCCGTTTTTACGAGCAACAGAAATCATAGCTTTTCTAAAACGTCTCAAGGAATGATCTGTTTTCTTTCGCCATCCATATAAATTCCCAATAATAAACTTCTGGAACATCGCCAACGGGTAAGGCTTCCCCGTCTTTACATCTGGCAAAATCTCAATGAAGTTAATCGGGTCAGCTGCTTTTTCTGGTAAATAGATAAATTTAAAATTATCATCATCTATTTTTTTAAGGTCATTCAAATGTCTCAAGCACGCCTTAAAAACTTTTTTACTTGATTTTATCTGTTCATCAACGACCATTTTTGCATAATAAAAAGCGTCATCTTTATAGATGTCGCTGATTGCTGAATAATCGTATTCTATTGTCATGATCCCCTTTCTTTTTATCCTCCAAATTTATCAAATATACTCTTAGGCTTTTCCTCTTCCTTAGGAATAAACATCTTCATACGACTGTCCACCGTCAAGCCAAGCTGACTTGCGCTACTTCTAATATTCGCTGTGGCTTTTTCTAGTGTTAAAATAAGCGGACTAGGAATAATGCCTTTGTCTGGATCATTCGTAAAATAACCAACCTCATCTAGTTTTCTACTTGTTTCTTTGTAGATAGCATACCATGTGCAATATAACTCTAATAGCCCTCTATCGAGATTTCTTAGGGGTAGGTTTTGGAGGTCTTCTATGATTCTCCTATACTCGTACTTAGCTACATTATTAAAGTGTTCAGGAGGTGTCTTTTGCAACTTTTTAAGACCGTCAGACGCCTTATTTTGCGCGGTTTCTCGCACTATTTTTTCTTCTTTCGTAAGATGCTTTTTTGTCGTTTCGACTAGCTTTAAATTTCTTCCCATAAGACCTCCTTTACACGAACTTTACAGTTTTAAAAATTTCAAAAAGGGAATTTTTTGCACGGAAAAGGGCGCGTTCTTAAGTTTCCGAACAATATAGCCCCGTTTAAAAATGAAGGGGGTATTTTCCGAATATTAACGTACTGTTGTTAATTTTTACACCCGTTTTTCTAGTAATTGTTTTTACGTCTTTCCCTTATCGCTTTGCTATCATTACATGCTTTACAGCTTGCTTGCAAGTTATTCAAATCTAATCTTTTGTTCCAATCTTGTTTGACTGATACAATGTGGTCAGTCATAGTCGCTTCGCCACCACACATAGCACAGATATAATCGTTCTGAAGTAATACTTGCTTACTTGTCTCTCTCCATATTCTTGAGTTATAAAACTGTTTGACTTGTTTATCGTACTTCCAGCGATTACGATTATAGTCACGATACTCTGCTGATCTGTCATCGTAGTCAACTGTTGTACGTCTACCACCTGCGATAGTTAACTTCTGTGGCCTCATACCCTGACCTCACCAGTTAGCCTATTAATATAATGAACTAATGTTGTGTATGGAATAGTGTAGCCGTTATCAACGTATATATTACTTACTTCTTTTTCCCATTGTGGTTTACTATACGGATACTTATTTGGTCTCATTTGTTATCTCCTAATTTTTGCGTATTTTATGCGTATTTTGCATTGACATCTACATTGTTTATGTGTATAATATAAGTATAGAAAGTGAGGTAAGCAATATGCCAATGACCCCAAAGCAGATGATAAAACTGCTAAAAAAGAATGGGTTCTACGAAGTCAGTCAAAACGGAAGTCACAAAAAATTCCGAGACAATAACGGACATCAAACCATTGTTCCAATGCACAATAAAGACCTCGGAAAAGGTCTTGAAGATACCATTCTAAAGCAGGCGGGTTTAAAATAATCCGCTTGCCAGATGGTGTGCTTATCTCACAGTAATCAAAGGAGGATCATTATGTTAATTTATCCAGCTACATTTACACAAGACACAGACTATATCATGGTTACATTTCCAGATGTACCTGAAGCAATTACTCAAGGTGAAGACTTTCAAGAGGCTTATGAAATGGCTGTCGAAGTCTTAGGCTTTGCGCTTGAAGACTATACTGATTATCCAAAGGCTAGCGCCGTTTCTGATTTAAAAGAACAGTATCCTGATTCCGACATTGCTTTAATTGGCATCGATATGGTTGCCTATATGAAAAAATATCACTCCAAAAAAGTCCGCAAAAACGTGACTATCCCTGAATGGTTAAACGACGCAGCAGAAGATAAAAACCTCAACTTTTCTCAAGTTCTTACTGAAGCGCTTGAATTAAAATTACAAGCATAAGAGCCACTGTTGTGGTTCTTTTTTACATAATAAAAAACCACGTCGTGGACCTATCGAAACATTGTAATTTCAACGTTTGTAACTAATAAGTAACCATGTCGTGGACCATAACAAAAAAGTCACCACAATGTGATGACCTATTTATTTTTGAAATTATTATAAGTTTCAACTAACAAAATTAATGTTCTTAGCACAAAGAACGAACTTAGGAACATCATTACTGTTGAGCTCAACCAACTTGAAACTACTAAAATTGAAATTAAATCAGTATCAGTCTTACTAAAGAATAGAGAAATGAAAGATAATAAAGAACTAATGAAAGATAAAAAAGTAGCAACTAATAGGCGGTCCATTATTTTTATCTCTGTCCCTAAATCTTCCATCATCACTACTAATTTATTAGAACCGGAAGTTGGTATCAATGAAAAACTAGCAAAGAATATTGCGGTTACAATTGCTGAAAATGATAGAGATGCCGACATTATATCAGTAAAATTTTTTAAACTTTTTGGAGAAATTTTAAAATAAAAACTAAATATAAAAACTATTACACCAAATAGTATAATCGGCCAGTTTCTTTTAAACCTTCCTTTTTTCATCGCATACCTCAATATAAGTTATAAAGTTATAGTAAACATTCTTTTTAAATGACTAAAATGAAAGCTATACGCGGTATTCAGAAATGCATAAACAGCCTCATCGTCTAAAGTATTTTCATAAAAAATAGTTCCCTTATATTCCAATTTATTTTTTATTAAGTCTATTAATTCCGGATGACCATCGGTAAGCCCTTCAACTTTAGCATTTTTTACATTAACTGAGTCATTAACTAACATATCTGAAAATTTATCAAATATATTTTTTTTAGAAAGATGGTTTGACTTTATAACAACCTGCATTGACTCTCCTAGCATAGAATTTGCAAACTTTAAATCGGCATTTTCACTTTGAGTATCATCTCGAAACTCCTTAAAGTTTGTTGGGCTTGCAACAGTATAACTAATTGAATTTACAACATCAAGCTTACCAACCCTTTTGAAAGCATCACTGTTTAATATAATATCAAACTTCAATCCTCTAACTCCAATTATTTGACAAAAAAACCTTCTTAAGTCGTAATTATTAATTGTACCTCTTTGATTATAAACAACTAAAATTTGTCTAAATGGGTCAAATAATAATCTTGTATCAACCACAAGGCCCTCATTATCCCCATGTTCAATTTCCCTTTTTCTTACATCAATATTTTTTTCAAGATTCGCAAGAATAATTGGAGATTCTGTATCCACCCGTGAAATGGTAACTAACCAATAAAATAGATTCGTTCCATTTAATTCTTCTTCACTTGTTACCTTCTGCATTGCATTTATATAATACATAAGATCATTTATCTCTAATGTTGGAATGTTACTATATTGTTTTTTTCTAAAATTATCAAACATTTCCTCCATCTTTTCGATAAACAATTTTAAATTAGATTCTTTAGAAGAACTTAATTTAAAGAAACTTGCTTTTGCGGGTTTGTTTTCCATATTTAATCTCCATATTTTTTATCACTTCAATAATACAACGAAAAAAGCCCTTACACAATAGGTATAATAGGCTTTTTTAATAAAAATATGGAGTTTGCATTAAATGCAACAGGAACAGTCGGAATCGAACCGACACATCTTCTTCTGGCTCTTCGCAAAGAGTTTTCGGACTTAGCTAACGTCCCGAAGCAAGGCGCTACCTCCACCGTTTTCCAATCACGGTTCATGTTCCAATTTTGTAGCATTTAGTACGACTTAGCTCCCGAAGGACACTAAGGCTATTATTTATCCGTACATAGCTACAAACAGACCTTGCACGAATCGAACGTGCATAAACGACCACTAGGTCTACTAACCACAAGCAAGGTTGCGACCCTTGTTTTACTTGTGGTTAATCAAATGAGTCAATCTGTTGTGAATACGTACACGTAGACTATACAGCCGATCTATGTATCTTTTTTACCAATCGTCATTGGTAGGAATATGACTATCAACCAAGTAAAAACCAGTATATCAGTGCGTGACTGCCTTTCGGGATACTGGGTCGCGCCTCTTCTGGGCGCTGATTGAGACGGCAGGAATCGAACCTGCATACCCAGTTGTCGTCTCAACTCGCTGTACCGCCATCAGGCTACAAAATAACAAGTTTGATTGTAGTTAAAGTTGGCGACTAAATGAATAGCCAGTGGTTAAAAGGTTATCTCTTCTTGTTATTTTGATAGTACTATAATAACATGAATAATTATATATAAAGTACATAATTATTCCATATTAATTCCAGCTTTTTTCCAATTTCTCGACAAGCAACATTCCCTCTTTATATAGCTCTGAGAACGACAATAAAGCATTATCTAGCATGTTGTAATACTGGCTTTTTTCATAACCAAGTTTTGTATAAATATCACAATCAGTCTTTGGATATGTGAGCAAATACTTGTCAATCAGTATCAATCTATACTCTGGATCAAATATCCCGTTGACTGCTCTCTCAATCGCATCCAGCTCTTGTTCTGCTGACACACGGTTTAGTGCTAGTCTCTCAACTGGTTTGCTAGGAACTCCATGCGGTTGTCTTGGCTCAAATGAGTAAGTAGCTGTAACTTTTTGAGTATCTACGTCATTAGCTATCCTTCGCCAGCGTGGATACTCTCTCAATTTACGCTTGGCATTGGATTTTGTTTTTTGGATATCAATCTCAGGAAAAAACGTCATGAAAGCCCCCAATATGGTATAATTTATTTAAGCTTAAATTTAACCAAGGGGGCGTTCCGTGTGGACGTCTTTTTGTTTTGTGGAGAAAAGCCCTCTCTTTCTTTTTTTATTTTTGACACAGGCGTACGATGTCAGTATTAGCGCCTTGAATAATAACAAATGACCGATAATCTGCGTTAGATTTGTTTTGGTGTAAGGAGGTTCTCGTTTCTATTTTTTAATTTCGGTCAATACCAACCGCACGAGTCGAACGTGCGTGATACCGTTATTGGTTATATCCATTCAATTAGTGGATTTTCAATGTGTTCTATCCCATCACCAATCCACTCTTTGACATTAAATTCTCGCTCAATATCTTGAGTCCTTGGCATAACGTTAATATCACTAAAACTCAGCATGTCGTCTTTTGTATTTTGCAAAAAATAAATATTTTTAACTTGTCTTGTTAAAGAGTCACCATGCACCACCATACCATTTATCCCTCTTATAGACATATTAAATAGTAAAAACGGTACTGCTTTGTCCGATAACTCTTCTACGTGATACCAGTATTTACTCGGACGATAAGTAAATGGACTGTCATTTAATCGTTGTTCTTGCCATGCTTGGATAAGTATCCCACCCGTCCCGACTGCTACCTCGTAGTATTGATTACCACTTATTATTTTAGATAATAGTGTACTAACCGATTTAGGCGTAAAGTCTTGCTTTTTATTTTTGCGGTCAGCTTGTTCTTCCTCAAAATATTGCATAAACCAGTCGTAAGATACATCTGTTTCATATTTCAAAAACTGTCTGAATAAGTCCTCGCGCTTTTCCTTGTCTAAAATTATTTTTATCAACGTGTCAGGCGCTTTGTAGACTTCTTTTACTCCCAGCAGTTTGTGTATTTGATTTGTAGTTAGCATTAGTCCTCCAATTCAGATTCTATTAGATCACCAGGATTCTTCACAGTAACCCAGAAACCATATCCATAATATCCATTACCAACACCGTCATATCCGTAAATCTCAATAACAGAATTGTCTGTCATGTAGACAAAAATTTTGAATTCATCATCCCATTCACTATATTTTTCTGTGTATTCAACGCCCATTACAGCTGATTCCAAGTTTGGGTTTTCTGTCGTGATGTTTAATTCTGACCACCCATTTCCACAGCCTCCACAACCCTCGTTTAATTCAATTTTTATTACTGTCCCATCGGCAAGTACAATCTTTTCGTCGTCTATTGATTTAAGTCGTTTCCCTACTAATTTTTCTTCTAATAGTTCAGCTAGATCATAACCTAAAAAATTTTCGTTTTTCATTTCGTCAACTCCTCAATAAATAATAGAGTCATTTATTTTTAAAAAATCATCTCTGCTATTTGTTACTGCCATTTCCTCATCCCCCATTTTCGTTAACTCAATCCTCTAAATTTTCTTCTCGACAAATTCGCACTGCAAACTTATATTTTTTGTCTGGCGATGGTAGTAACACCTGTGCTCCAAATTGATCTGGTTCATTATGTAAGTCGTTGATAATTTCCATAATCTGATTGCCAACTAAAAGTGGCGCCATAAATTCTGGAATTTTTAGTTCGTCAAGTAATTCCTTAACTTTATCTAGTTTTTCAAAGTTTTGTTTGTTCATTTTTCATCTCCCGTTCCCTGTCAGTTCAGCAAACTTTACAAATGTCATCCAGTGAGTTGTCCCGCGTTGTTGACCAAAAAGCGGTTTAAATGGAATTGCTGATAAAACTTCTCTTACATTAACCTGGCAATCAGACCATTTAAAAACTAAAGTTCCTCCTACTTTTAGAACTCTCATACACTCTTCGAAACCTTTTGAAATATCTTCTTTCCAGTTTTCTTTATCAAGTTGGCCATACTGGGCTTTCATAATTGAGTTTTGTCCAACATATTTTAAGTGTGGCGGGTCGAAGACAACCAGGTTAAAGCTATTACTTTCAAAAGGCATGTCACGAAAATCACCAATTACATCAGGGTTGACATTGATTTTTTTGCCGTGCATCTCAAATTTTTCTTGTCTGACGTCCATAAAAGTTGTGTGAGGTTCGTTTTTATCAAACCAAAATAGGCGACTTCCACAACAAGCATCTAAAATCTTGATGTCTGTCATTCTCATCCCCCATTCAACTTATTGATTTCTTTTTCGACGTTTGCTTTTGTCTGCTCGAGTTCTTCTAGTCGTTTAGCTTCTTTGGCTTTTTTTATGATTTGCAAAGAGTTTATTTCGGATATTAACTCTTTATTTGATTTAATATCTCTACGCATATTTCTGAAACTGTCAGACCAGTTATAGCTATCAAAACCGAGTTCTTCTCTCAATTCTTTACGCATTCTACGAAAATCATTTTTCATCGAATTAACAATTATTGCTTGATAGTAAAGTATGAAAAATCCCATTATAAAAATTACTACTGATAATACTATTATTCCAATCATTAAATAATCCATCCTTATCCTCCATTCCTAGTCATTTCCGCTATCCGCTTAGTCTGTCTAGTTCTATCCTCGCTAGCACGTTTAAGCTGCTTTTGTGTCCTACTTAGCTGTGTACGTAGTCCGTATATTTGCGGCTCGTAATATTGTCGTGCATCACGATAGCTAAAATACGACACGGTCACCATCATCCCAAATATTGCAATCGTAAGAAATAATAGTGCTTTCCAGTCGTTTTTTAGGACATTAATTATTTTATTCAAGTCATCACGTAAATTTTGCAACGCTTCATCTGTCGTCATCCTTCCACCTCTCTCAAAAAATTTATAATCAATTTACACTCGCTCTCATTTGGCAATATTCTGCGTTCTAAGAGCGCTTTTAATTGCCAAGTATAAATGTATAAATACCTATCTTGTCTGCTAAAACCTCATCAGACATCTTTATTTTGCATCTGTGAGCTATTAACAGCTCTGATATATCGTAAGGCAACAGATTATCGTAAGATCTAGGTGTATATTTAATATCGTTATGCCACTGTCTGTGTCTTTTCATAGACCCATTCTCCGAGCTCTTTCTAGTGCGTCCATGCGTTTGATTTTTTTAACGAGCTTAACGTCACCGTAGTTTTTAAACATCCACTTTTCGTAAATCTTGTCATCCTCGTCTGTCTTTTTTTGTTTAAGACGGTAAGACTGCTTGATTAACGCCACCATTTTCTCTGTCGTGTAGATTCGTTGGAACCACTCCAATACATCAGGTGGCGGCAATCTGTTTAGTTTTTTATAGTATTTGACAGATCTATAGACTCTGTCAGCTTCTTCTTCATCTGCGATGGTAATGTTATCGTCTAAAAACGCTTTGATTGACGGCTCCATTTGTTTGTAAAAATCATCTACTAGTGTCATTGACTATTTTTAAGGCATCTTCCACAGATCTAGCTACTCCTACCAGAGCTCCCCTAGATGCCATTACCTCCATAAAATTTTTCTGTTCAGGCCTTACTCGACCTGTTTCGTTTTTTACTTCAATGAAGAATATTTGCCCGTCTGGCTTAAATCCAAACAAGTCACAAAAACCTTTAGGTAGTCCCGTATCAAATAATCTACCGTCTACTGTTTTGACTTTACCAACGTTAGCTCTAAAAACCATATGGCCCGCTTTTGATAGAGCAACACGGATTTGGTTTTGGATTAGTGATTCTGTTGTCATATAATTATTTCGGACACCGGTTACTCACTTGGTTACCGGTTGCGGTGTCCTTCTCCTCCTTACTCTCCCAAGCTATTTGGTGATTTGGTTACCGAGTTACCGCATTTTTCAACTCTCTTTATATATATATTTATTATTATTTTTTATTAAAATAGAGAAATAGAAGTAACTCGGTAACCAAAGGCCTTTATCCTTACTCTCCCAACGGTTTTAACGGTTACCGGTTGCGGTAACCTCCGGTGTCCTAGTAACTTTTTTGAACAATTACTGCTGTTTTTTTACCATCTTTACTATCATCCCATTGAAAATTGTAGTCAATCCAATAATAAGGTTTATCGTTGATAGGCTTAAAGTAGTTTAATGGCTTACTTTTGGTTTTTTCCCAACCGTCTGGCAAATTGATTGCTAGTTCTTTTTCAAAATTTGATTTTTTGGGCTTTGTTACACCGTTTTCTGTGCACCAAGATTGGTAAACATCCCACAAAAAACGTACAGGCAATCTTGTCGATTCAACATCTTCTAAATACTCATTTAAAAATTTGAGAATCGTGTTATTTTCTTCCTTAAATTCCCTCATACGATCCTGTGTAACCTTAGGCTCATAAAATTTATCAAAATCTAAATTGATAGATTTCCATAGAACGTATTCAAGAACCTCTCTTCTATTGATGTAATCGTCTTTAATGGCCCAATTATCTTCTGCGGAAGAGAATGTTTTTTTAAACGGAATAATGATAATACGACGATAAGTACCGTTTGATTTGTTTTTAAATACAGGCATTCCGTTTGTTGATTGTATGACGGTTTTTTTGAATATCGCCATGTAAGGATTCTCGCCTTTTTTTTCGATACTGACAGGCTCTCCAGTCACGACTGAATTAAAGTTGCTACTTTCGTCTACATAGATACCAGCTTGAACATCGTCTCCGATAATCACCGTTTTCCCCTCAATAATCGCAAGACCGAAGCGCTCTGAAAATTGATTTAATTTCAGAGGAGCGACATTTTTAAAACCAACCAGATTACTGATCATCTGCTGAAACGTCCCTTTACCGTCATTACCATCTCCCACGAACCAAATGGACTTACGATAAGAATAATTACCATTTAACGATGCTGCCACGACTTGCCATAATAACTGGACGAGGTCTTTATCTCCGCTCATTAAATCTAGTAACCACGACTCAACGTCCCAACCATCAATGGTTGGGAGAGGAGCGTTCGGAATAAGTTCTGTTTCAATAGTGCTAAAATTGATAAATCGGTGATCAAAAGGTAAAAGTGCCTTATTTTTTTTGTCATAAATGCCATTTTTAACTAACACATACCGTCTTACGTCTTGGTATTCTGGTTCGAAGTCCATTGCCCCATATTTCCTGTCCATACTTGCTAACATAAACAAAACGTTGCGACATTTCGTTTCATTAAACGTAGGTTGTAAAATATGGATCAATTTATAAGCAAATTTATAGTCCTTGATGTAATATCCTTGGTCTGGATCATAGATAGCCACTTTCCCGTTTTCTAAGGTAATAACATGCAGGAATTTATTAATTCCGATGGCGACCGCTAGTTCTGATAGATTTTTAACATCTTTACCAGCTTCTTCTAACCACTCTCTTCGGTATGCTACCAGCTTGGATTTAATAGCAGACCATGTTTTAGGTTTACCTGGTTCAATGCCAGGTTCCTCATTTAATTTTTCTCTGTAAAATTCAAAATCCACTTCTCCTCCTCAACTCCTTATCACACATGCTTTTAAACGTTCTTTCAAACTCCTTATCACTTAAAGGGTCCGCAGTTTTATGGTTAGCCATTTTAGCTAATGTGTAAGCTATTTCAACATCTACATTTCTAAGCAATAGACCTCCTACAAATTCAGCTAAAGCATTATTACGGCCGCCTGTATCACCAAAACCAAGGACAATCGTCTCAAATAATTTAGCTGTTTTATTGCTACCTTGGTAATCTCCAGATGTAAAACTACTGGCATCATATTCATAGGCAGGTTTTAATTCTCGCAATACATTTATCAACTCAAGAGGCGCTTCGGTCATTTCGCCAGAGGTTGGCGAATGCACCATATCCCACTCATACATGCCTTTGGCATTATTTGATGGTGGTACCAGCACATAATTGTTAACATGAGCCTTCAAATCAACGCCATCAATAAAACCGATATTTTGCGCCATGGAAACACCTTTTGGTTTTTTTAGGTAGATATGCCGTCCTCCACTAGGCGTGGTTGCTTGCAAGGTTTTTGGTATCAACCTTGCATGCTCCCATTCCCTTAGATTTTTCAGACCATCGACATCGTTATGGACATCAATATCTATGACAAAAAATGTATCTGTTTTTAAGGCGATATTTGCATCAGGATTATCTTTCCATATAAGACGTAGCTCATGCTCTGTAAAAGCTGGTTTATCCGCAAAAGCGACTAATGGTTTTTTGCCATCTTTTGAAATTGGTATGACTGAAAATCCCTTTTGTTGATAATAGATTGCGTAATCTATCATCCCCCTCATAATTAGAACGGTAGATCGTCTTCTTTAAATTCTTCTACAGGGTTAACCATCGTAGGAATGTCGGATTTCTCAATACGTTTCACGTTTAAATTATTGTAAGTATTACCGTTATACTCTGATGTTTCGTTTTTAACGGTAATTTTAAGGCATTTATTGAGCAATTGATTTAAGTAGTCATCCAAAGACTTAAACTTAGTTCCGTCTGGAATTCCAGCTTGTTTTGCAAGGTTCATGATTGCCCCGATTGGATATTTACCATCTTCTTTTTTGGCAAAGATACGATGAAAAATAATGTTATTTTGAAATTCTTGCTGGAAGTCTTTGCGAATTCTGAAATGGATGTTAATAAAGTCTGCGCCGTTTTTAGTTGCATCTTGGACGGCTTTTTCAACAAAAGTTTCGTAAGTTCCATCAGTAATTGAAGCGAATTCTTTAGCTTGTGAGTAGTCGATTTCAAACATATTGTGTTTCTCCTTTTAATATAAAATTCCTAATTTTTTAGCAATGTGATACTGCCATCCTGGCTTGTATCCATGTTGTTTTCGATATTCGGTTAGTTCATCCATCGTCCGACAAAGATCTGGTGATTGATAGATACTAACTCTATTTTTTAGTTTTAGTTGTTTTTGTTCAGATATTTCTTGTAATTCAGCTTCTTTGATTTCTTCAATTTCACGTTTTGTTAACTCGTTTTCATGCCCACATTCCGGACAGATACGAGTATCGGACCAATACGTGGCATAACAGTCATCACATACCCTTGTGGTAGGTTCACCAATCTTAGTGGATTGCTTTTGTTTAGTCTTTCCATCTAAACGCCATTCCCTATCCATGTTAGGTAAGCCAAAACGCTCTACATTGCCAACGTGATCAATAATAATAGCTATCTTTCCATCTCTTGGATTCAACGGCCTCATAGCAAATTGCAAGTATAGCGATAGCGATTGAGTTGGTCTCAACATAATGCAAACATCAACATTAGGCAGGTCTATCCCTTCCGTAAACAATTCGCAGTTAACGAGTATTCTCAACTTTCCGTCTCTGAATGCTTGCATAGCTTCTTCTCGTTCGCTTTTAGGCGTTTTACCGCTGACTGATTGCGATTGATACCCTGCTTGATTAAACATGTCAGAGACTAAATGAGAGGCTTCTACGCTGTGCGTATAAACGATAGCTTGCTTTCCTTTTGCTAGCTTTTCATAGTGTTTAATAACATCACCATAGATAACCGATTTCATGGATTGATTAACAGAATCCTTAGTAAACTCTCCACCTCTTTTTTTGAGGGCAGAATTATCAATCATGGACGGAGCATAATATTTAAAGTTAGCTATATTACCGTGTTCTTGCAGCCATTTGACAGATTTCCCAGCTACCAAATCATCCGCAATGTCATCAAATCCATCTCCATTTAACCTGACTGGTGTCCCAGTGAACATCAATACATAAGCGTTTTTGAAATGGTCGATGATTTTTAAGTAAGACTTGGCTTTACTGTGGTGGGCCTCGTCAATCAAGATCACCTCTGGTTGAGAGAGACTGTCTAGTTTTCTGACTAACGACTGCACACCACCGATAGTTAACAGATTTGAGTTAACTCCATTTGCTGCAAATGTTCTCTCTACCTGTTCATTGATTTCTTTTCTGTGGCTAAAAAACAATACTCTGTTTCCTTTATCCGTAGCGCTTCTTGCGATATGGGCCATAACGACTGTCTTTCCACTTCTAGGGAGGCGACTGGACGATTATTCGTTTATTTCCAGTCGCTAATGACCTCCTGATGGCTGTTAGTAATTCTTCTTGATAATCACGTAGTTTCAAATAATTCCTCCACTTTACACCCTTTGCGATCATCTAAACGATTTTTAGCATAAACACTAGCTGATGGCTGTAAAATAAAACCTCTCACTTCTTCCCCATCGTCTGTAGTTTTTTTGACCAATCTAGCCACAACATCTGTAAGTCCAAGGAAGTTGTTTAATATTTTTGTCCTGATATCTGGCATTGCTCTGTTATAAATCATTCCGTTTTCGTCAGTCCATTGATCAGAGGTTTCCCAAGCTAAAAATACAATGCGTTTATTTAATTGCAGTAGCGCTCGCAGACTATCTAAAATAGTAAAGTCAACTCGTTGATAATCAGCTTGACTTGGCACACGATGATTTTTACCCTCGCGCCCAAGGTTCGCTAGGCAAGCCCTAAATAACTCGGAGACATTATCTATAACGATGTTGTCATAATCATTCGCTGCTCCATTTAGTAACTCTTTTACTGTGTCTAACCACTCTCCCCAAATTTTATGCGTATCTATATCCGCAATATCAATATTTTCGTTCCCTCTAAGGACTTTTGCCGACTTATCAATATTGATTACAATAGTTTTTCCGGGCAAATATTTTGCAGTTGATGTTTTTCCAAACCCTGGATTACCATAGATTAAATAACAACTATCATTATTTTTTATTTCTGTTGCTTTAGTGATTTTCATCTATTTTACCTGTAAACTTTCAGTTTCAATTAACTCAACTCCAGCAATTTCTTGACCAATTTTAAGTAATTTAGCTAATTCTTTTTTATCTGGCTTCCGCTCAATTTTTTCGGTCATATATTCGAGAGGAATCTTTGTTTCGTCCAGCACCTCAACTTTTTTGTTTTTTCGTAGCGACACTTTAAACATTCCAGCATCTACTTTTTTCTTATTAGACAAAGCCATTGCTAAATGTATCGTCTCTTTGTATTTATCAATTTTAGCTTGCGCTTGTTTTTGCTTTTCGTAAAAAGCTTCTTTTTCAGCTTTATACATTTCTTCGTCAGCTTGAGCATTTTTTAACATTTTGACAAAATATTCAATGTTGTTTTCTAAATCCGCCTGAAAATCAATACTGTCCAGCGTGTCCTGAAATGTTTCTTCGTCTAAATCCATTGACTGTAATTGTGCGTAAATGCCTTCTAATTCGTATAAATAAGCCATGTTATTTCCTCTTTCTACGTTTTAACTGCCACTTTTCGGCTTTCGGTCTATCGTTTTCTCTTGTCAGAGCTATGACTTTATTTTGTAGCTTGTCGATCTCTTGTCTTTTAACGTCTCAATAACTCCATCTAAAACATCTGATTGTTTTTTAAGCTCATTGTACTCTTTGACAGATATTGTGATAAAATCTTTGTTATCTTTTGTAGTATCGCTATATCCGAGCAGGTAAGCGACTGATACATTAAAATATTTTGCTAATTCTTTTGCCTTGTCAGATTTAATTGTGTTTTCGCTGTTTTCCCACCGAGAAATTGTTTTTTCGCTTATACCTAGAAAATCCGCTATCTCTTTTTGAGATACTTTTTTTTCCTTGCGTAACTCTTTTATTCTATTCATGTTATGCGTCTCCTACTAAATTTGTTTAGCAGGTAAACCGTGCTTTTGGTTATATCTACGTGCATTAGCTTCCCAGCCGTTATTTTCAATCGTCCATTTTGATTTTTTCTGTTTTTTTGGTTTTGCAAAAATAAAATCTAATAGTTTCATGTTATACTCCTACTCTTTTTTCGAATTTAATATTTTCAAGCATTTCTGGCAGTGACTCTTTTTTTGTTTTATAACGATTGCGAGATTTCCATTGTACAAACAGTTTGAATCCTTCGTAATCAATGAATACGATTCTATGCGTTGGATTTAATACAAACTGTTTAAAGTCTGGATGATCACGCATTTCTGTCGCCCACTGCTTTGCAGTAGCAACTGTCAACCCCTCCCATTGTTGAATCAAGTGTTTATAATCACCATGAGAAGCTGTTTCATTAACATCAACTGCTCTATAAGTAATTTCTGCTTTTGGCATATTAATATCCTCTCTCTTGTGTTATAATGAAGTAAATTAAGTTTGTTTTGAGTCCGATTCCCGTCGGACTTTTTTGTTATAATCATCTCGAAGGGAGGTGATTATATGGCTTTCAGCAAAGAAATAGCTGATAAAATTCTTGAGTTCGCCGCTCTTGAACCAACTATCCCAGTCGGTGTTGGTCATGATTTTCAAACAGATGCATTTGATCAGGATGATGTACTTGATACCGCCAAGCATTTGATTAGTACAGGTCAGATTAAAGCTAAAATTGAAAATCACTACTACAACGGGTTAGTCAATATCGCTTTCAGGCAATAGTCCCTGAACACCTGCCGCCATCATCCCATCTATATCAACAAGGTTTGGTATAAATGTGATGGTGGCTTTTGGTTTTTTGTCGGCTGGCATTTCTAGCCTAAAATCTACGACACCTTTTCCAAGCTCCCAGTCATTAATTTTTACTGAATAGCCTGACGATAGCAGGCATTGCCCATCGTTAGGTTCTAATTTTGGTTTGATACTTAGTTTCAGTGAGTTCATTTTTTCTTTTCTCCTTTTATTAGTTTTGTTCCTCCTGCGTGCTATAATAAAGCTATCATTACGAAAGGAGGAAAAAAGCATGGGTCCTAATTATTTTCATGTCCAATTTAAGTTAGGCGAAAAAGTATCGTACAACACGCCTTCAGCAGAAGGAAGAGAAGTCATCCCTATCAAAGGTGCTGAAGTTACGAAAATGATTTTCGCCGATGGTAACGAATTGTTAAGCGTTATTCACAACGAAACCGTTGACGTTTACGCTAGCTTCCCAATTGTTCTTGAGTATCATTAATTCGTTATTTCTAAACCAGCAATCGCCCGCTACTGCGTTTGTTGGTTTTTCTTTTCCGTAAAAAATTCGATTTGCTTGCATAGTGTCCTTTCTAGTTTTGTAGGCGGTTGTTTTTAAACATTTGTTTTAAAACGAATTTTTTACCTAAAAAAATATTATTTACATCAATATTGTAATAATTTGCCAATTCATTTAATAAACTAAACGGGATGTCCGTACTATCAATTTCGTATTTTAGTAAAGTTTGTTGATGAATACCAAGTTCTTGCGCTACTTCTTTTGCGCTAAGGCTATAGTTAACGCGTAAGGCTCTTAGTGTCATTTTCGTCATTCCCCCACCTCCTTTCTAATTTGGAATTATCCAAAACAACATAGCTTTAAAATTTTCTGTGGTATAATTTAAATAAAAATTGCGAGGTTGAAATGAATTTTTTTAATTTTTTATTGTGTGTTTTTAAGTTTACAAGTGAATATCTAATAAAAAATTGGATAGCTTTAATAGCTCTGTTTCTATCTTATTCAAACTACCGAAGAAATAACTTACAAGTCGAGTTAATTGCTGCTCCTGTTTCAGATTGGATTTTGAGCGTTATTTTAGACAACGGTGAAAGCATATATAATCCAAATGGTACATTAAGAGCTAACATTAAAATCATCAATCCTTCTAATGTTGATGTAAGCTACTTCGACTTGATTGTTTTTGATAAAAACAGAAAATATCAGCATTATTACCAAAAGCAAAATAATATAATTAACGATTTAACAGGTAGAGAGGCTATAGCCGCAGTACAGCCTGATGGCAATACAATCCTTATCGAGGTTCCAGAGGCAGATTGTGGAGTATTAAAAGCCCACAGTATGACAAGGATGGATTTAATCATACAAACGTCTGAAATCACAGATAGACTCTTTGTTGCTTTTAAAGTAGCTAAAAAGAAAAAACTATTTAAAGCTAATAAAGCAGGATATGTTAATTCACCTTATCAATCATTTTCTGCGTCATTCCCTGTGGAATTATCAAAAAAACCGCACTACGAGGATATCCTAAAAGATTTGCATGAGTGAGAGCAGATTTTCTTGTGTGAAATATCTTGGAAGAACCTAGTACACCGTATTTAATTTTTTCCATGCCTTCCCTCCTTTCCACTCCTTTTGGGGAGTTTTTATTTTGTAATAAACCAAGCAATCAGCCAAGTGATACCACCTAGCACTAACAGAGCTGGTAATACACCGCCTTCAAATTCAACGCTTGTTTTTTCCTTGCCATCACGACTAGTAAACGTGTGTTCTAAGTCGCCAAGCATTAGTTTTTTCCAACTCATTTTGTACCTCCTAAAAATGTTATAATCAACTTATCCTAGCAGAAAGGAGGATAAGCTAATGAAAATTTCTAATTCAAAAGATTTAGCTCTCGCTATTGTCGCTTCTTCTAGCCCTACTTTGTCTATCGAAGATAAAATCAAACTTTACGAAGACTCTGTGGAAGCTATTAAGCAACATAATTTACCTTTCGTTGAAGCCGAAAAGCAAGAACAAATCAATAATGGTAAAGTTATAGTCGAAGCTCTTGAGCGTGGCGAGTCATTGTTTGGATAAATAGTCACCAATTTCGAGGAACCCTTTAGCAAGCTCGCACCTTGTTAAGGGGTCTTCTTCGTTTGTGAAGTCTCGCAAAATTTGCATGTGCATATCTTTTAGCACTCCGATGAACTTTTCATTTCGTTCTCTCATAACCTCTCCTTTCATTCTTGCGGAGATACAGCCAATGTGCTAAACTAAACTTACCCCGTTAGGGGAGAGGGCTTCTTAGCCCTCTAATTATCCTCACCACTCTATTGAGTAGTGAATCTTAAGCTTAAACCAAAGAATCTTGATTTCGACTTCTAGTTCTTTGCGTTTAGGCTTTTTGTTTAGCCTAGATTTCATTAGCTGTACCTCCTTTCGTTTTGCTTAATTCCTTAAGCTTGATTATATTGATCCGTTTTAAAACGAATGTAAAGTATAAAAACGAAAAAAAACGAATTTTTTTTAAAATTTTATTTACAAATACGATTTAAAACGATACTATATAAGTATAAAAATCGAAAGGAAAATAATATGGCAAGAGGACGAGGGAAATTAACACCTCAAGACGAGGAATACAAAAAGATAATTTCTGCTAAAATTAACAGTTTATTGCTAGAAAACAATTTAAAACAAGGACATTTAGCTGATGCATTGGAAATTCCACGAAGTAGTTTTAATGAATATGTCAAAGGAAATTCCTTACCTAATCCTGGTAACGTTCAAAAGATAGCTGATTATTTCGGGTTAATGAAGTCTGATATAGATCCTAGATTTGCACCTCGTAAGAAAAATCACGAACTCAAAATCCCTACTTCTCCACTTGTCAAAAAAATAACCACAACAGTCGTAGAATTAAATGTTCCTCGTAAGCAAAAAGTTTTAGACTTTGCAACAGAACAATTGAAAGAGCAAAAAAATAAAATTACTTCAATAGAGAAAAAACTATATGAATACAAAGTCTATGAGAAACTTTCCGCAGGTACAGGTTATGGATATTTTGGTGATGGGAACTATGATACTGTTTTTTACGACGAAGAATTAGATTACGATTTTGCCTCTTGGGTTTTTGGTGATTCTATGGAACCAACTTATCTGAATGGTGAGGTTGTGCTTATAAAACAAACTGGCTTTGATTATGAAGGTGGCATCTATGCCGTAGAGTGGGACGGACAAACCTATATTAAGAAAGTTTACAGAGAAAAGGATGGCTTGCGCCTTGTGTCTTTAAATAAAAAATACAATGACAAGTTTGCTCCTTTTAGTGAAGGCCCTCGTATAATAGGGGAAATTGTCGGTAACTTTATGCCTAAAGAGTACTGAGGTAGATAAATGAATTTAGAAAATACAAAACTAAGAACAAAATGTCCGAGTTGCGGCAAGTCTATTATTCTTACTTTTCACACTAGAAGATGCCCTAAATGTTTTTTAGATTTTAAAGAAGATTATGTGAAGCGAATTTTTTATGATTATGAATCAAACGTAGCAAATTCTGCTTTTACAAAAGTTGGAGAAAAAATGACAAGTGCAGGCGAGGGGATGGAAAAGACAGGTAACACAATACAACAAATAGGTTGCATTATCATGCTTATTCCTATAGTGTACATTTTGTTCCAGCTTATTTCGGCGTTTAACTAAAAAAGCCCCACGCTCTCAAAGTTTGGCGACTCTGAGCGTGAGGCGAATCTAGTATAGTAAAAACCTGCTTTGCAGTAGGTCTCTTTACTATACCTATTTTAACAGAAAATGAGGTAAAAAACAATGTGGTCAGAAAAACACAAAAGCGGAAAAGTAAATTTTGTAGAACGGTACAAACACCCGTATACTGGCAAGTGGTGCAGAGCTTCTGTCCTTATGAAAAAAGACACGCCACGAATACGAAAAGAAGCCAAAAAATATCTTGACGAAAAAATATCTAAAATCTTAACAAGTCTTACCACAACCGATGCCTACCTACTAGATGTCATGAACGAATGGTGGGAACATCATCAGAAATCACTCAAATCAACTTCTATCCGCTCTCTTGATTTTAGAATAAGAGAATTGCGAAACTTAATTGATCCAGAAGTGATGATTGCCAAGATAACCACGAAATACCTGCAAAGTATTATCGACAAAATACCAGGTAGTTATGACAAACGTAAACGAGCACGGCAGCTGCTCAAACAAACCTTCGACTACGCTATCGCTTTAGAGTATGTCTCAATCAATCCAGTTATTAGTACCCAACTCGCAAAACCTGTTAAGACCATCAAAGACTTTGAAGACGTTGCCCAGAAGTTTTTAGAAAAAGATGAACTCAAAAGGCTGTTAGATGAAATGTATAGACGTAAAGGATCGATTAAAATGACTTATCTGGCAGAATTTATGAGCTTAAACGGCTGCCGCATTGGAGAAGCTCTAGCTATACAGCCAGACAATATCAAAAATGATATCATTGAAATCCACGGAACTCTTGACTACACCTCAAATGGCTATAGAAACGCTATCAAAACCACCCCTAAAACAAATTCCAGTTGGCGTGAAACATTGATAACCAAACGTGAAAAAGAAATTATTCAGGATATACTGAAAATTAATGCTCTTGAAAAAAATACTAATCCTAATTACAAGGACATGGGCTACATCTTCATTTCCAGAAATGGCGTTCCTATTCAAGACAACGCCCTCAACACCTCTATCAGAGCGGCAAATAAGAGACTAGAAAAACCGATTCAAAAAGAACTCACCAGCCACATCTTCCGTCATACCCTGGTGAGTCGCCTTGCAGAAAACAAAGTGCCCTTAAAAACTATCATGGATAGAGTTGGACATGCTGACTCGAAAACTACTCAACAAATCTATACCCACGTCACGAAAAGCATGAAAAATGAAGTCGTCGACATCTTAAATCGGCTATAATATGCCCCAAAAATGCCCCAAAACACAAGAAAAAACCTTGACATCTTCAACAAACGTTGATATGACAAGGTTCTTTAATGTTTTATTTAATCACTTCTTGAGTTTTAGCATACTTGGCTTCTACAGCATCTTTTTCTGCTTTCCACCATGTCTCATTTTCTGTATACCACTTAATAGTTTCTTCCAAACCTTCTGAAAAGTTTGTAAATTGTGGTTCCCAGCCGAGTTCTTCACGCAATTTTGTAGAATCAATAGCGTAACGAAGATCGTGACCAGCACGGTCAGTTACGTGATCATAAGCGTCTTTTGGTTGACCCATTTTCTCAAGGATAAGCTCAAGAACTTCCTTGTTGTTTTTCTCGCCGTCGGCACCAATAAGGTATGTTTCACCGATACGACCCTTAGTCAAAATAGCCCATACTCCTGTAGAATGATCATTAGTATGAATCCAGTCACGGACATTTTTCCCTTCACCGTATAGTTTTGGCTTGATGCCTGATAAAATATTGGTGATTTGGCGAGGAATAAATTTCTCAATGTGCTGGTAAGGTCCGTAGTTATTGGAACAATTTGAAATGGTCGCTTTCACACCGAAGGAACGTACCCATGCCTTAACGATAAGGTCAGAAGCTGCCTTAGTTGATGAGTAAGGTGATGATGGATTGTATTTTGTTTCAGCAGTGAATTTTTCACCTGGTCCTTCACCCTGTCCTGGAAGGTCTTCACGAAGTGGAAGATCTCCATAAACTTCATCAGTTGACACGTGGTGGAAACGGATATCGTATTTACGAGCTGCTTCAAGCAAAGTGTAAGTTCCGATAAAGTTTGTATGGATAAATGGACTTGGATCTTCCAATGAGTTATCGTTGTGACTCTCAGCCGCATAGTGAACAATAGCATCCGTTTTGGCAGCCAATTTGTCTACCAATTCAGCGTCAGCGATATCACCAACAACTAACTCAACACGATCACCAAGAATAGCTTCAATGTTAGCACGGTTACCTGCATATGTCAATTTATCAAGGACAGTTACATGAACATCTGGGTGGTTATTGTAGACATAGTGCACAAAGTTAGATCCGATGAAACCAGCTCCACCAGTTACGATAATATTTTTATACATAAGATATAAAGGGACCTTTCGTTTCCGAAAAAATCTATTAAAAGTAATAACTCTAACAAAGACGTTTTAGGCCTAAGAAAACATCGCTTTCTAAGATTTGAGTCCCATGTTCAGCTCAAAGAGAGAAACTGAACTTTCCTTTCATCATTTTTAGTTGTTACTTGTTACCTGAAGTAGAGAAGAATAACTCCCCTCATATCCACCTCAAATGATTAATCCCAATCATCTGAGTATGTTGTTTCCCTATAGGTCTTTTGGTTTCAGTGGTTTGACATCACTAAGAAGAGGATGGTTTTTATCTGCTTCAGAAACTTCTGCAGCTGCTAGATTTTCCCAAGTAATCCCAAGACTTGGGTCAGCATAGTTTACAAAAGCATACTTAGGTTTCAAGTCAAGAGCCCAGTAGTCATTGACAAGATAACTGTAAGAGACAGTCTCTGAAAGAACTTGAAAGCCATTAGCAACCCCTCTAGGAACAAACATTCCTTTTGAAGCATCAATCACTGTCTGGTAGACGTTTCCAAAAGTCTCTCCCTCACGAAGATCAACCCAAGCTCCTAAAACCTTGCCATCATCAGCAACTGAGATGTATTTATCCCAAGGTTCAGCATGAAGTCCACGCAGCACATGCTGACGTGAAAAAGAAACGTTGTTTTGTAGTTTTCCTTCCTCAAAAAAACGTTCTGGAAAGCCAATTGGCAACATTTTTTCTTTTTGGAAATTTTCTTTAAACCAGCCACGATTATCCCCACGAACAGGAATATCAAACTCTAGTAAGCCTGGGATTTCTTTGATTTCTCGGCAAGCCAATGGTTTGTCAAAAAAAGTTTCTGTCAT